CAAATCAATGGAAACGCGGTAGGAAACGCGGTAGGAGGCGGTAGCTACCGGCGGTAGGAATCTCACCAAATCCTCACCAAATCCTCACCACGAATTTCTGGTTTTCACCAAATCCTCACCAAATCCTCACCACGAATTTCTGGTTTTCACCAAATCCTCACCAAATCCTCACCAAAGCATACCGATAGATAAAGCCTATGGGACGGGCAAAGTCGATTAAAAACTATTTTTAAAAATGTGTTGACGCGCCCTAATCGTTTAAGTTAAAGTTACACCACTGAACGTAATCAAGCGTTCAGGACAGCGAAAAGGAACACAAAATGAACAACGACCTCCAAACCACCAGAGTAGATACCCTCGGCTACTTGCTTGCGCAGATTGCCGACCTGACTAAGCAGGCCGAGGCAATCAAGGGCGGCATCAAAGAAGCTGGCATTGACGGGTTACTTGAGGTGGATGCCGAGGGCGTGAGTTTTGTTTCTGGCGCAATCTTCCGCGCCACCTACTCTGAGACCAACCGCAGCACGTTCGACAGCAAGAAGTTTATCGCTAAGTTCGGTGCCGCTACTTACGCCGAGTTCACCAAAACCTCTGCTGTTTTCACCGTCAAAGTCACAGCACGTTAATAAGGGGATGATTATGAAAACAGATAACCAAGACCAAGTCGGAATGCACGTTTTCACTCGCAGCAAGCTGGGTTCCGCCCCCTTCCGTTGCGTGGGCGTTTTCCAGCAGGTTGGCCCGATTGTCCTGTCTGATGGCACGCAGGTAGGCTCTCCGGGGCAGGCGATGGGCGTATGCGCTCACTGCGGAACGGGAATTGCCGATTGCTACCAAATCAAGTCCGCTGACGGCAAAGTGTTTGTGGTTGGTTCCTCATGCGTCGAGAAGACCGGCGATGCAGGTCTAATCAAGTCCTACAAGAACTCTCCCGAAGTCCGCGCTTTCAACAAAGCAAAGCGCGACTTGTTAGCGAATAAAAAGCAAACAGAACTTGCCGAAATCCTTCAAGCAAATAAAGAGAAACTGGCGTCCATCCAAATCAAGAAGTGGAACGGGGAGATGGAATCCCAGTTTGAGTACCTGACACGGGTCATCCCGATGTGCGGAGCCGCTGGCCGTGCGCGGTACCTGAAGCACGTTAAGACGTTAGTCAGCAACCATTTAATAGGAGAATGAACATGGACTACCAATCAATCTACACACAAGCCATTGATGCCGCGAAAGCGGCAGAAGCTGACTTCCTTGAAAAGCACGGCGAGCCTTTATATTGCGGCTATGCGTGGGTGGACTTCTCTAGCGCACGCACCCCTTTTGTGAATTGGTGCAAGAAAAATGATGTTGGCTCCAAGCATTGGAACAAGGGCTGGGTTATCTGGAACCCGGCAGGCAATCACACCCAGTCGCTGGACATCAAGGAGGCCGGCGCTTCTGCTTTTGCTGAAGTTCTTAACCGGAACGGCATTGTATGCAGCGAGGGGTCACGAGCAGACTAATTAGCCGGGGGCATAAGCCCCCGTTACTGGAGAATAATTATGAGCGACCACATCACGAACGATGAATACAAAGAGGGCTTCGACGCAGGCTACGACTACGCAATCCACGAGATGGAACAGTACATTAGCAATACGGGGATGGCCTTCGTGTCGTCAATTGCATTAAAAAATTTATTGAAATACCTCAAAAAAGATGTTGACGGGAAGTAATCGTTTAAGTTAAAGTTACATCACTGAACGTAATCAAGCGTTCAGGACAGAGAAGGAAAGCGAAATGACCTACCTTACCAAAATCGAAACCCGCGTTGCTGGCATCCCGTGCATCGTTGGCGTTACCAGCTTTGTGAGCGTGCGCGGCAACGTCAGCGCCGACAACGAAATGGACTATCACGGCTACACTGAATGCGAGTTTGAGGTGTGCGACCGACGTGGACGTCCTGCGCCGTGGCTTGCACGCAAGATGTCTACCGGGGACGTGAGTCGCATTGAGTCGGAAATTGCTGAATACACCAAACACTAGGAGCCGGACATGAGCGAAGAAATCGAGACGGTAGTCAAAACAGAAACTGGTCTTTCCATTTCTGTTTCAAACTGGGATGACGGCGGGGCGTGGATAAGTATTTTGCAGCGCCACTTCAATTTTTCCTCTCCGCTCACACGCGAGGAAGCGCAAAAACTGGTGGCTGGTTTGCAGGCGGCATTGGGAGAAAAATCATGAGCAAAGATTCGATTGTCACCTCGTTCGTAAACCCTCCGATTCCTGTGCGTGATTTTGATTGGAGCGCGACACGCGACGGCTACGACGAAGGAGACCCTATCGGTTGGGGTAGGACAGAAGCGGCGGCAATAGATAATTTAATCAACGGAGAATAAATAATGATACGGATTTTTAAAGACAAACAAACGGGCGAACACGTTATTCAAACCACGTGCTTGGATGTGGATTCTTTTACCGCTGAACTTGCCGAGGCTCTAGCCAACGCAATCAATAAAGGTGATGCAGAAATTGCTTTATCCATCTTAACAAACTCCATGCCAATCGCATTCAAGCTGGCGGGCTACAAAGCAGAAAATGTTACAGAGCAGCGCACGTTGTTGTGCGGGGCGCTGTCCCCGCTTGCATGTGAACTCGTGAGTGAAGCGGGGAAATAATGGGAATGCCCCCCTTCCCGCAGCCGGTGCGCGGGAGAAACCTCAGCGCCGCGACTAAAAACGACAGAGGCGACGCAATCTTTCTTGAAGCAAACATCGAGGCGTGGCAAAAGGCGGGAGGTCTGGAGTGGGTATTGTTAGGAAAATCAACTGGTGCTACACGAAACGAAGGAGATTATCTGATGAGCGATGTAAACGAGGCGTATGAAAAAGCCAATCTTGTTATCAGCAATGCGAATACTGCTTATAACAAAACTGTTGTTGATTTTCGCAGCACAATAAAAAACGACATGACGAGTATTTCTGCGTCTGCTGACAAAGTTCAGAAAGAATCGGTAAAGCTGTCAGCGGCTTATCGCGCAAGCATTTCATTGTTGAACTCTCCTGAAATGATAACCGCGATAGAGAATGCAGAGCGGTTGGCAGCGGCCCTTACTTCTATTTCTCAAGTACAGCCGAATAAAATTGCATTTGCGGTGATAGAAACGCAGCGGGAAGGCTAGTCATGACTTTTATGGATGCACTACTGCCGCAATTTCACGTAGTAAAAGGCGCAAGAAAAGTTTCGTTTTGGGTGCCTGCGGAGGGTGTTTCTGATGAAACCGGGATGACTTATTTAGAAGAAGTAGAACATGACTTGAAGATATTCCAAAGGCGGCTAGACAAGGCCGTAGCTACTGGTGTGTGCGGCCAGCGGCTGGAACTCATACGGCGGCAACGGGACTATAAAAGAAAAGTTTTTATCAAGTTAAGGAAGGCAACAAAATGAAAACATTTTTCGCGTGGCACTTTACAGACGACAAACTGCGGGACGGCTCGCCGCTGCCGGAGGTTGGCAAGTGGGAACACTACCCCGGCGAAATAGAATTATGCAAATTAGGGCTTCATTGGTCGCGTGACCCATTCGACGCATTGCAACACGCGCCGGGCGCCAACCTTCGGCGCGTTGAAATCAAGGGAGACTTTTTAGAGCAGGAAGATAAAGGTTGCTCGCACTATCGTCGCACAGTCTATCAGACTGATGCCACAGAACTGCTGCGATATTTTGCGAGGGTGCAGGCGTTATCGGTAATCCACCTATACCCGAACGGAACAGATGATGTTGTATTTAATTATTTGATGACAGGAGATGAGTCAATACGCGACGGCGCTCGGTCTGCTGCGGAGACTGCAGCGAGGTATGCTGCGCGGGCTGCAGAGCAGTCGGCAGCGTGGTCAGCCGCTCGGTCTGCTGCAGAGTCTGCAGCGGAGTCTGCAGCGCGGTCTGCTGCGGAGTCTGCAGCGTGGGCCGCTGCGGGGGCTGCCTCGCGGTCTCCTGCGGGGCCTGCGTGGTCTGCAGCTTGGGCCGCTGCGGAGTCCGCCGCGCGCAAAGACTTCAGCAAATTGATAGGGGCTACGAAATGAGCGATAGAGACGCTGCGGGTATTAACTCGATTCACAACGCCTGCATGTTCCGCGAAGATTGCAGGAAAGCCGAGGCGCAGCTTGCCGAGCGTGACGCGGAGATAGCGCGGCTGAGCGAGGATGCAGCGCGGTACCGACTGACACCAGCGGTTGTTGCTTGCCTCAAGCGCGGGCTAAATTGCTGGCCTGAGCAAAACAATGCGGAGGGCGCTGAGATACGGAAAATATTGAAGAAAGCCGAGGAAGTGAAACTAAGAATCGGGGAGGATGTATGACAACGCATTACGAAGGCTGTTACGACAGCGGGCCGAAGCACTACGAGTGTGCGTTGCGGGAAGTAAACAGGTTGAAGGGCGACATGAACAAAGACGAGATGTTGGAAAGTATTTTGCACAGTCTTGAACGAATTGAAGCCAAGCAAAATAAGCCGTGGGTTGACCTGACGCACGACGAAGCGACAATAATATGGGAGCGCATAGATGACCGCGACAGTTGGGAACTGATTATGCAAGTGCAAAAGTCATTAAAGGAAAAGAACACATGAGCATTAGCATTTGGGATTACGAAAAACCGCTGGATGCGATGATGTTAAGCCACGACCACATGGCGGCGCTGGTGCTGAAACACGAGCAGCAGATAAAAGACCTAGCCGCGCATCTGCTTGAGCTTAAACAGTTGGTAACACCGATGATGGAGTTTAAACGGCGCGAGTGGGTAGGGCTGACGGAGGATGAAAAGGCATACAGCAACACGAATTACGCAGGCAAGTGCGCGGAAGCGTGGCAAGGCGGCGTGGAGTGGGCAGAAGCAAGACTCAAGGAGCGTAACAAATGATTGACTTACTCGTAGAGTTCTCGGCGGCAATCGGTCTGCTTGCGGTCATCGGCGTGATGGCTTGGGCAGTGATTACAATTCTTAAAAGATGAAATGAACAGAGAGCCTATGATTGAATTCGGAGATTGCCGCGAGACAATGCGGCGCTGGAAAGAGCAGGGCGTGAAGGCGCAAACCTGCGTGACCTCACCACCTTATTATGGCCTACGTGATTACGGACACGATGGGCAAATCGGCCTTGAGGAAACGCCAGAGCAATACATTAAAGCAATGGTCGAGGTATTCGGCTGCGTGTGGGATGTGCTGGAGGATGATGGGACGCTGTGGCTGAACATTGGAGATTCTTATGCTGGCAGCGGTAAAGGCTCGAACCCTGACGGAACGCCTCATCCTTCAACGCTACTTGGCAAGCAGGGGACAAACACCGGAACAGTGACTGGAAAAAACATGCCGCAAAAGGCGCACAAGATTGGGTTAAAGCCCAAAGACCTTATTGGCATACCGTGGATGCTGGCCTTTGCTCTCCGCGCTGATGGCTGGTATCTACGTCAGGACATTATCTGGCACAAGCCGAATACCATGCCTGAGTCAGTGCAAGACAGATGCACCAAAGCGCACGAATACATTTTTCTGTTGAGCAAGTCACAGTCGTATTATTTTGACAACGCAGCGATTGCGGAGCCGTTAAAAGAATCTTCGATTGTTAGGAATCAAACAGGATGGAATGGAAACGAGGATAGAGGATATGTAAACGGACCGCAAAATCACATGAGCAAATATCTAGGCTCTGATGCGGCAAAAGAAGCCACAACGCGCAACAAGCGCAGCGTCTGGACTGTAACAACGAAACCTTACAAAGGCGCGCACTTCGCAACCTTCCCGCCTGACCTAATTACGCCTTGCATCTTAGCCGGTGCGCCGGTTGGTGGGATAGTCCTAGACCCGTTCATGGGTTCAGGCACAACGGCTGCTGTAGCGATAGCTAACGGTCGAGACTACTTGGGGTGCGAACTCAATCCTGCGTACAAGGAATTGCAGGACATACGTATACGAGATGCACATTTAGGAACAGCACAAATGGAGTTAATTTGATGGACTGCTTAGGCTGCAATTTAAAACAATAAGGAGATGAAATGAACTTTATTAACTGGATAAGGCAAATGTATACACCCGCAACTTGCGAGGAACTTATGGTGCGGGAACTGGATACGGCGAGGAGGGATTTGTTGCTGGCAGAGACAGCGAAAGACTACGCAGAGTCTATGGTGTTATACAACAATCAGAGAATCGAACGGCTGACCACCGCGTTGAAGGAGAGTCTGTGAGAACCCCGTCAATGTCAGAACTAGCTGGTATCGCTGCGGAGAAAGTAACTAACCGCAAGTGGTGCGGACACTGCCAGACCTATAGGATGATGGAGAACGGAGTAACGCGGGTGGTAAAGGGAAGGAAATACTGGAAGTGCAACGCTTGTAGTGGAAAAAAGTGATACAATTATTCTTTAGTGGTGGGTGATAACCGACTCGGTTACGACTCGCCTAAACTTATGTTGCGGAGTAGGGAAACAGCAACCCGCGTGGCTCATAACCACGAGACAGTCGGTGCGACTCCGACCTCCGCTACCAACGCAGGGGATTATGGGTGATGCCAGAAACCAAGAAGAAGACCGCAAAGAAGACCGGACGCCCGTCAAAGTACGACCCAGCCATAGCCCGCATTATGTGCGAGCAACTGAGCGAGGGTATACCGCTGAGGCAGATATGCAGGGAGCATGAAGGCTTCCCTGCGTGGAGGACGGTATACGACTGGATGTACAAGGACGATGCTCTGGGTTTGAAGGGCGTAGGTCTATCCGCAGCCATCGCGAGAGCCAGAGACGTAGGGTATGACGCAATCGCTGAGGAGTGCTTGCAGATTGCTGATACCTTGGAGTTCGGCCAGAAGCAGGTGATGACAGACGAGGGGACGGCTACAACGGTCGAGGACATGCTGGGCCACCGCAAGCTACGCATCGAGACCCGCCTGAAGCTGCTGGCGAAGTTTCACCCTTCTAAGTATGGTGACCGCGTCGCGGTGTCCGGCGTGGAGGGTGGAGCGGCAATTAAGACAGAAGACGCAACAGCAGGCAAGTTCCTCGACATCATTCGCAATATGGAAATGACGAAGCGTGCTGGCTGAACTGCTGGCTGACCCGCAGATACAGGCGGAGTTCAACGCCAAGCCTGAGCATGACCGTATTGCTTACATTGCCCACGCAGAGTGGGTGGCAAGCGCCCACAAGTATCAGATACCCCCTCCGTTAGAGCAGGACTACACTATCTGGATGATGCTCGCAGGTAGGGGGGCAGGCAAGACCCGCAGTGCGGCTGAAGCCCTCTGGTGGTGGTGCTGGACGCACCCAGAGACGCGGGGGCTTGTCCTTGCGCCAACTTCAAACGACATCAAGCACACCTGCTTTGAGGGCGAGTCAGGCTTGCTGGCCTGCATCCCCGCCGAACTCGTGGTGGACTACAACAAGCAAGACCACCAGATTAAGTTGAGCAACGGCTCCATCATCCGGGGCATCAGCGCCGACAGCTACGAGCGGTTGCGTGGCCCGCAGTTCCACTGGTGCTGGGCGGACGAACTGGCTGCATTCCAGTATCTGAACGAGGGCGAGGCGTGGGACATGATGATGATGGGTCTGCGGTTGGGCAAGCAGCCACGGGTCATTGTCACCACTACGCCGAAGCCCAAAGACCTGATACTCGACCTGATAGGCCGGGAGGGTGAGGATGTGGTGATAGACCGCGCCAGCACTTACGAGAACGCCGCTAACCTCGCGCCCACGTTCAAGAACCAGTTGGAGCAGTACAAGGGGTCGAAGCTGTACGAGCAGGAGGTCATGGGCCTGTTGGTTGACCTTGAGGACGGCAAGGTCGTCGGGCGCGATATGTTCAAGCTGTACCCCCACGAAAAGCCCTTCCCCAAGTTTGAGTTCATCGTCCAATCGTATGACTGCGCGTTCTCGGACAAGGAGTACAACGACCCTACCGCGATGACGACGTGGGGCGTCTTTAAACCGATGGACGGGCCTATGTCTGTCCTGCTCATTGACTGCTGGGCGGAACACCTGACGTTCCCTAAACTCAAGCCCAAGGTGCTAGAGGAGTGGCGAGTCTCGTATGGCGAGGGCAAGGACGCCAAGCGACCCGACCTCATCTTGGTCGAGGACAAGGCGGCGGGCATCTCGCTGATTCAGGAACTGAGGGCGGCTCACCTTCCTGTCAGGGGCTACAACCCCGGACACGCCGACAAGATGCAGAGGCTCCAGATTACCGCGTCAATCTTCTCTACGGGGCGCGTCTGGCTTCCTGAGTCATCTGTACGCAAGGGCTACGTAAAAGACTGGGCGGAGGGGTTCCTGAGCCAGATATGTTCCTTCCCCGACTCAACGCATGACGACTATGTGGACTCAGCAACGCAGGCGATTCGGCTTATGAAGGACATGGGCTTCCTCGACATCAACCCAGAGCCTCGGTATGATGATGACGATGATTACGCCTACGCCAAAAAAGAAAGAGTAAACCCCTATGCAGCCTGATAAGCCTGTGCTACATTCCAATCGTTGCCATGGAAAGCGACTGTTGAAAGCCGTTTACTCATGCTCCTTCCCCTGCAAAGGGGTTTCCATAGGGGGCAGCAGTAAACGGCTTTTTTGCTGTCTAGGCAACCCTCAGAGCGGGTTAGCTAATGCGCCAATGTCGGGGCGGCACTCATATACCGATGCCAGTTCAATGATGACCCCGCTGGCTGTGGCGTTCCGTAGCGACCACGAAAACGAGCAACACAAACCGACACCAGCGTTTAGCCCCCGATACGGGCGCTCGATAGAAAGAATACGGCGTTCAGCGTACAGCAGTCCCTCTAAAGGATGGCTGAAGATTCTCAGCAGGTCGGGAGTCTTGGGGTCATCCTATGCCTGCGATTTGGAGTAAGTCATGGCCGACAAAAGAAAAGAAATTGTAGGCGGACTTGGCAGGGCGGCAAAGCGGCTGTTTGCTGACAGGCCCGAATCCGTGGCAGGCGTTCATTACGCTGACCCTCTAGCACCCTCAACCATGCGGATGTCCGAAGCGCTGGGCAATGTAGGGGCTGAAGGCAAGACCCTGAACTTCACGGAGGCTGACCGCTCAAGGGTATTCGGCACCAACCGTGGTGGCGTGGGCTTCTCTGCCCTCCAGCACTATTCAGAGCCGCACTGGAATGCCAACACCGTTTGGGGATTCGGCAACGATATTGTAGCCAAGAAGAAAATCAAGCAGAACGACCCGGACAAGAGCCTGTGGACTACCTTTGTCGGTGCGCCAACTCAACACAAGAGCAACACGGTGGTGATTAAAGACGCCGTCGAGGAGTTCCAAAGGGCGGTGAAGCAGGGAAAAGTACACCCAGCCCAAATCAAGTTGATAAACGACCGCATCAAGTTGGCAACGGACGACCAGTCTGGGGCTTTTCTGTTTGACCCTTCTTACGACCTGACTGACCCCAAAGCACTGAGCGGGGCTAACACTTTTGCGCGTAGGTCTGCCATTGGTGATGCCTTGCTAGGTGAGGGCGTTAAAGGCCCAATGCGCCGCACAGCGTTTAAGGAGGCGAACGAGGGGTTGATATGGCATGACGCAGGAAAGATGGAAGGAATACTCAGGCGCGAGACTGACCCTGACTTGGTGGGCGCTGGAACTTACGATGTGGGCAACCGGCTGTTTGTGATGGACGGCAAAATTATTAAGCGTCCAGACTTGAATGAAGCGTTCCCGTATCAAGTGACCGGCGAAGACTTGGGTATGAAGTATGAACTTGTTCCACCTGACAAAGCCATGCGCGACTTCTACAAGGCGCGTGAAGGGAGGCTTAATAAACGCTTAAAGCCTGCGCCCGTTTCTTACTATGACCTTGCAAGGGCGGAGCCATCGCAACTTGTGGATGAAGATTACCTGACGTTCCTTCAGAAAGAGGGTTACAAGGGCGGCGGAGCCGTAGACATAGAGGCGGCAGACGCCCGCCTAGAGGCCGCAATCGCCAACCGCATGGCAAAGGGTGGCAAGGTAGACATCGAGGCCGCAGACGCCCGCCTAGAGCAGGCTATAGCCCAACGCATGGCTGAGAATGTTCCACGTGAAACCTCAGAGGGCGTCCAGCATATGGGTGGTGGCGGTAAAGCTGACGCGGCCAAGGGTTTAAAAAATGTATTCACAAGGGTGTTCCAAGAAGCCCCGCCCCTTACGCCAAAAGTGAGGCCACCGAGCGACAATGTTGCTAATGTCCGGCAAGCCAACTTTAGTTACCCAAAAGTTATAGGAAATCAAACGGTTAAGATAGATAAACTTTCGGGCGGAGTTAGGATGTCTGACCCAAATGAGGTCAAGCGAGTTAATGCGTTGGCCGACAAAATTGCCAGTCCCGAAGGATACATAAGCCGCATTATTGTTGACCACAACGACAACGTGATTGAGGGTCAGCACAGGCTTGAGGCATTGCGTCAGTTAGGCATCAAAGATGTCCCGGTCTACAAGATAGAAGACTTGGGCGAAACCCTGCCCGTGTTAAAGATGGAGGAGGCAATGCGTGGGGCGGGCGGCATACATTCAGACCATGTTCACCAGTTAATGCAACACCTCCTTGATGATATTGCTGAAAACGGAATAGGGGGCGCTGGTAAGCTGGATTACGGCAAGTGGCAGAAGCATTACGATGCCGCTCTGGAAGCCGCAGTTCCTAAGTTACCCAAGGGTCAACAAGCTGTTCTGCCTGACGCCGCCGCCAATCTGGAGCGCTTTCGTGCTGCGTCAGAAGAAAAGCGCAGGATGTATCACGGTTCTAAAAACCCAAACATAACTGAGTTCAAGACCAGAAAAGATATGACCGACGAAGGCGACATGAATGGTCATTACGCCGATGCGCGTGATGCTGTCTTTGTGTCTCCTGAGCCGGATTTCACCAAGAATTTTTCGCAAATGGGTTATACCGATGCGCATGAGGCACCCACAACGTATCCAGTTTATGTGCGAATAGAGAAGCCATTTGATTTTGATAATCCTGCTCACCTCAAGAAAGTCAAGGAAACCTACCTTGACATGTATCACAACCCACAATCAGAACTTTATGACCCGCAATTGTTATCCTCGGAACGCTCCTTGAAACAACATGAGTTCAATAAGAGAGTTGATAGGTTGCCAGAGGACGAGAACAATTGGGGAAGAATAGAGAACGCTGAATTTCAAAGTGTGTTGCGAGATTTGGGTTATGACTCGTTCTATACGCGAGAGCGAGGCGTAAAAAATCTAGGCGTGTACGAGCCAAACAGAATTAAGTCCGCTATAGGTAATCGCGGAACGTATGACCTTGGCGAGTCGGACATCAACAAAGCCGAAGGTGGCCCAGCATTCAAGAAGCTACAGTTCATGGGTGGCGGTGGTAGGGCTGACGCAGCTAAGGGTTTAGGAAAAGGGGTTAAGAGGTTGTTCGCTGACCCTGCTGAGTCGTTTGTGGCGTCCGGTCGCAAGGGGGTAGAAGATGGGCGTGGCGGCAACACCATCATTAAAGAAGGTGGTGGTAATTGGATTGGTGGTGATGTTGAGCGTGGGCTGAAGGGGTTGAAACGTAATGAGACCCCAGTCCTGCCTATAACCGAAGCCGAAGTAACCGCTATGCGTAATGCAGGGTATACCGTTTACGACCCGGTTACAGGAACATTTACCAAGCCTAACCCGATTAATCAATTTGTAGATAAGCAGCTTACCAAATACGTCAAGAATCAGATGGGAACTAAGGACGACCCTGTTCGTCTTGCTGCTGATGCATTCCCTGCACAGAAGGCAAAGCTGTTAGCTGAAAAACAGGTTCAGATAGACAAAGCTACTGCCGATATGGAGACGGCGCGTCAGTCTCGTGGATTTACTCCTGAGATGATGACTCGCTCACAAGCGCGTATTCGTGCGCTGGAGAAAGAGAAGGAGTTGATTGAGCGCAGGGTTGGCATTCACTATGAGCCGCAAACTGCGGCTTACATTGCAGATAGAAAAAGGCAGAAAACGGGATTCCCTGCAATATCAACAACCCCATCCGGTCAGGCTTGGGAAAATATGTCAGACGCTTTAATTGAGGGTGAACCATATCGTATGCGCTTGCCTATGGTTACTCCAGAAACTGCTCCCGATGCGCTTCGTGCGCTAGGCGGAGAGTTTGCTGTTCAGAATCCAAATGCAATGGCTTATTCAATTAAAGGCGGTGATTTAAATGACGTTATGTTAGGAAGAAATCTTGGCTTTAATCATATGATGGATGAACTACGTAACGCCACCACCCCTACGTCTGGCCTGCCAAAAGAATTGCTGATTGACCCAAAACTCCTATCAAAGTGGACAATCCCGCAGGCTGCTGAACACGTTGATAAGATTAACGCATGGCGGGCATCGCAGAAGGCTGAGGCTGACGTTGCCCGCGCTAATAACGCCGCAACAGTCATCCATAAAGACTACCCAGAGAAGGGTATGAAGTGGGTGGAGTTGAAGACACCTGAAGGCGAGAAGCCTGCTGACTGGGATAGCTATACTCCTGCCGAAAAAAAGAATTATCTGTCATTGCCGAATAAGCAAGGGGAAGCACAACTTGCTGACGCCTTGAAATACGAAGGCGAACTGATGCAGCACTGCGTCGCCGGATACTGCGATGACGTTATATCTGGACGTAGCCGCATCTTTTCATTGCGTGATGCCAAGGGTAACCCTCATGCAACGATTGAGGTGAAGCCATCAAAAACTTTTACGCCAGAAAAAAGAGAGTCTCAGATGGGTTTCCTTGTTCAGCGCCTATTGGGTGAGGGTATGTCTGAAGAAAAGGCGCTTGAGCAAGCGGCGAAGCTGTATCCAGAATCAGAGACTATGCAAAGCATCCACCAAATCAAAGGCATGAACGACCGTATTCCAAAGGAGGAATACCTTCCATACGTTCAAGACTTTGTGAAGTCGCAACCGTGGAGTGATGTGAAGGATTTACAGAATACTGGGTTGTTCAAGCACGAATCAGGTAAGTATGTTTCCCAAGATGAAGCCAACGCATTAGCGGCAAGGCATTTTGGTGTAAATGAAACCAATAAGCCTGATATGACAGAAAGCCCAGAGATATACTTCAATAGAATATCTAGATACAATCCTAAAATGCTTTCGGATGTGGATAAAGGATTTATTGAAGATTGGAAAGCTGGTAATTTTAAGCGCGGTGGTGTTGTCCATATGGATAAAGGCGGCACTCCTGAAAACATTTTTGGTGTTGCTGAAACACCAGAGCAAGAGTTCTTGCGTTATGTTCGGATGCTTCGTGTAAACGCATCTGGCGGTAAAGACCCATACGGAGCAGATGTAGGAGGAAGGTTTGGGATAAACATTCCGTTAAGCCAGAATGTATCCATTGAGCCTTACTTTCAAGGTTCCGCATATAAGCCTAACAGTGGCAAGGTAGAGCATGGCGGTATTGCTGGGGCGAATCTTAATATCCGTTTCAATAACGGTGGCGCTGTATCTGACGGCGCATTCAAGACGCTGCAATGGAGTAAGCCCCAACACTTTTATGTTGGCGGTGTTGCCCCATTTCAAGATGCGGATGGCAATGTTGTCCCATTTCAAGAAGAGATGGAGGATGCTGCAAGCCCCGCCACTGTAAATCCTATGATGGCTCGCCAGCGAGACCGACGACTCGGCAAGCCGATGACAGAGGGGACAGAGGAGCGTTGGAAAACTATCAAGAAAAACGCCAAAGAAATGTTTGAAGAGGCCAAGGTAGAAATAGGCAATGACTACCAAAGACTAAAGAACTCGCCAGCAGCCCGCGCCCAACTTGCCAAGATTATTGCGGCAGGAAATGTTGGTGTTGGCCCAGACCTTCTAAACCTAATCAATGAATACGTGCTAGACCCTATCAAGTCGGTGACTGTTGACAAAGTATTTACCAAGCCGAGTTCGGTTATGTTGCCGGTTAAGAATCGTGAAGACATAGGATATAACCGTGATGGTACTCGCGTGCCAAAGTTCGGTAGTATTGCAGACGTGTTCACTACAGAAAGCGGCGTACCGAACCCACGAAAAGACGCGGTAGTTAGTAGTTACCCATACGATTACGACGAGCCAGACATAGACGCTAAACTCAAACGCATACCCTTGGGCGGCTCTGAGCATATGATTGAGAGTATGCAGGCCCGTAACCTGATGTATGGTGGCAAACAAATAATAACCGACCCACATACTGGCAACCAAACGGAAATCAATCCCGGTCGATTCCACCCAATAACAGAAATTGGCGGGTCTATTCTTACAGGTGGGGGGCTGAATACGGCAGCTAGATTAGCAAGAAAGGGTTATCAAAGACTCACCGACCCGGCGCGAATTCGCGCTAGTGCTTTGTCCCGCGCTATAGATAAGGACGTGGAAACCTTTACAAAAAAACCTCTCCCGCGTAAGCGCGGCGGCTTGACCCAACTTAATACGAGATAACAATGGCAACCGATTACCCAATTAGCCCGGACGAAGACCGCTTCATTGAGGGCGTGCGTATGACGGACGAGGGCGGCGCTGAAGTAGATATGCTACCCGGCGAAGACCCCGATGTTGAGGAGTTGCCTGACGGTTCCGCCGTCGTCAAGCTGGATAACTTTAAAGGCCCAGCGGAGGACGAGGATTTCTACGCCAACTTAGCTGAAGAAGTCATTAGTATCAACGAGATGGAATCGCTGGCTACGCGCTACATTGACCTGATTGACAACGACCGCCAAGCCCGCAAGAAGCGCGACAAGCAGTATGAGGAGGGGCTTCGTAGGACTGGTATGGGAGATGACGCACCCGGTGGCGCTCAGTTCCTTGGAGCCTCTAAAGTCGTTCACCCCATGATGGCTGAGGCTTGCGTAGACTTTGCCTCTCGCGCCATCAAGGAGATGTTCCCACCGGACGGCCCCGCTAAGACCAAGATTCTTGGGGACGTTACGGACGATAAGACCGAGACCGCCGAGCGCAAGCGCGACTACATGAACTGGCAGTTGACGGAACAGATTGAAGAGTTCCGTGACGAGCAGGAGCAAATGCTTACTCAATTACCTTTGGGTGGCTCGCAGTTTATGAAGCTGTGGTACGACGAAAGGAAACGCCGACCCTGCGCCGAGTTTGTTGCCATAGACAACATCCTGCTTCCCTTTGCCTCTGCTAACTTCTACACCTCACAACGAGTGACGGAGCAGCAAGACATCAGCGAGTGGGAGTTTGAGCAACGCATCAAGCGCGGTCTCTATCGCGATGTTGACTTCATCCGCACCACGTCGGAACCTGAACAAACTGCCTCTGAGAAGGCTAACGCCAAGATTGAAGGCAAGCAGTTTGAGACTGGCGAAGACGGCTTGCGCCGCGTGTATCACATCTACACTTGGCTCGACCTTGACGATGACGAGCGCACTAAAGGCGATACCGCGCCCTACATAATGATGATTGACGCACTAGACCGCAAGGTTTTGGGTCTTTATCGCAATTGGGAAGAGGGTGACGAGACACTCACCAAACTAGATTGGGTAGTAGAGTTCAAATTCATCCCTTGGCGTGGCGCTTACGCTATCGGGCTACCTCACCTCATCGGTGGCCTCTCCGCTGCTGCTACGGGGTCACTGCGTGCCTTGCTGGACACCGCTCACGTCAATAACTCCCTGACCATGCTAAAGCTGAAGGGGGCAAAGGTCTCCGGGCAGACCGACCAGATTGAAATTACGCAGGTAACGGAG